CTGGATCAGTCCCTTATCCACCACAATCCGGTGGTTTGCCCAGACAGGCTCCAGAGCATCCAGGATTCTCTTCTCCTTCATCTTGGAGTGGTGAACATCAGTCACCGTCACGGGATACCCAGACTCTCTTAGGCTTCGCTTCAGAAGCTCTGTAAAGGCTCCTCCGCCGAAGTTCTGCTCGCATATGACCTCGTTAGCACCGAAGTCCCTAGCGCGCTCTGAGAGCGTCCCAAGGGCCTCTGGAGAGAAGCCGTCCATGACCCCTCCAGAGTCCAGTAGGTACAACATACCGGACTTGATAGCGACGATGGCCCAGGTGGTCTCATCCTTGCCTCGTCCCGAAGGGTCGATGGACATCACTACCCCGTCATAAGGAACCCACTCCCCGAGGGTCTCCATGGGGCTGTAGTAGCGGTCCCCCTCCAGGCCCACATTGGGCAGATCCTTGATCTCCTTGTCCTTGGAACTGCACCAGACCACCTTCTCGGGACAGACCTCGCGGTCTAGGTCCATGACGATCAGGTCTCGGAGTCTCAGCGGGTAGCGATCCTGGTCGCTGAGGCTGGTGTCGAGTTGGAATTGCAGAGCAAAGCCCGTAGGTCCGTAGCTCAGTTCTCGCTCTAGGAGATCGTCCTCAGAAAAACGGTCCAGGTCTGTCCCTTGCCCAGCCAGGAGCGGATCTTCGTCTAGCTCCAGGGTCATCTGAGGGGCCAGACTGGAGCCATACTTGGTCTCCACCTCCTTCGGATCAGGATAACGAGCAGGCCAGATGCGTCTGTCCCAGCCTCGGTCAGCCATCTTGTTGTACAGGCTGGCCTCAGTCTGAGGAGTCCCCAGATAGATGATGTGGCCTCCCGGTTTGATGACCGCGTCGAACTCTTTTACGAGTTCACTGAGCTTCTCCTGCTGGCCGTGAGTCTCACTGTTGGAGACTGTCTCGACATCGTCCGCGATGATGATCGAAGCGCGAGATCCAGTGATCTGCCCCTGGATACCGATGGACTTTACCGAGGGGCTGTGGCTGGCGGAACACGGAGCGACATCAAAGGCGATGTTACTGAAGCGTTTATCTTCGTTTGGCCCAGGTACTAGATGCTCCAGTATTGGCATCTCCATCATTAGCCGCTTGGTAAAAGTGGAGAAGTCTTGTGCGCGTTGCTTACTTGCAGACACCACCAGAATTTTCTCTTCTGGGTCCAGAAGTAGCCTCCACAAAGCGTATGCTGAGGTCAGGTAGCTTTTTCCTACTCCACGGAACGCCTCGATCAGACGACGCTTAGGACCGTGCTGCAAGTATTCGCAGATCTGGTACTGAACAGGTGTCGGCTCCGGTAGACCGAGGTGTTGCCAGACTAGATATACAAAGTTGCGAAAGTCTTGAAGCTCTTTTGGGACCATGACTAATTACAAAGACGGGCCTATCAGAACCGTTCTATCAAAGCGTTGCCCTAAATGCCTAGAAACAAAGCCCGCCAGCCAGTACTCCTCCAATAAATCCACTGCGGATTGGCTGTCTAGCTCCTGTAAAGACTGCTGCATTAAGTACCAGCGGTCTGTCAGGAAGCGAAATACCGAAAATGGGCCGACTATTAAGCGCAAAAAGAAGAAATGCCCTAAGTGCAAGAGGCTAAAAACCGCTGCTAAGTTTGGAGATGCGCCCACAACAGCGGACGGGCTGACCCCTTATTGCTCTGAGTGCAACCGGAAAAGCTACTCTAGGTGGGCTAAGAAGAACAAAGCCCGAGTAAAGGCCAGTAAACAGCGCAGACGGGCCAAAAAAGCTAACGCCCCAGGAGAATACACAGCAAAACAGTGGGCTGATCGGGTGCTTTATTGGGGCAGTAAGTGCCTAATCTGCCATACCAGGAAAGGTTTGACCGTAGATCACAACATTCCGCTGTCTAGGGGCGGGTCAAACTGGCCGAGTAACCTAGTTCCGCTGTGTCAGAAGTGTAATTCGTCCAAGAGGGACAGAACCCTGAAGGAATACAGGGCTATCCTGAAGCAGCGTCAGCATCATCAACGGAAAACGGCAGGATCTTAGCGTTCAGATCCGCCATCGGCTTGCTCTGCTCTACCGATGCAGTGATTCCGTTGTCCTTCAGGAACTTGATTGCGGCCAAAAGGTCTCGGGTCTCCACCTCGTCCATGCTCACGCGCTGAAGCAGCGTTGTTGCCACGAGATCGTGGAGGTTATTCAAAATGGTTTCTTTTTCTTTCATTGTAGAAAAGGATAAATAGGCCAATCAGGAGGAAGGAGGCTGCGAGGAACCCCGGAAGAAACTTTCGATCCTGTTGTAGAACGCTACCAGCATCGCTGCTACTGCTAACCTCACTTGGCGGAAGACCAAGCTGGCTATCAGTCCGGTGATAATCATCATCTCCACGAATCCAGACACCGCCTCGATTGCTGCCGGGGCTGCGTCCACCAGACTCTGACTCGTGGTCGGGGCTTTTCCCAAAGGACTAGCCGGGGCAGACGGAGTAGGAATCAAGCTGCACGAGGCAGCCAGCAGAACTGCGAGTAGAAGCAGCCTCATTTAGTTTCCTCGTCAGTAACCTGCAAGACTGCTTCACCGACTTGCTCGATCTCCTCTTCGCACGACTCAGCAACCAGCGAAGCCAGCCAGATTGCCGTGCAGCTAGGGAGCAGGGAGACGATAGCGAGGATCGAGGCTGCCGTTAGTAGGGTGTTTTTATGTTTACGCTTCACTCTTCTTCCTTTCCTTATCAATTTGACGCATCACGATGTCATGCATCAATTCAGTCGGATCTGCCGGTTGAGCTTCTTCCGAGATGCCTCGGAGGATGCCAGACAGAGAAGTGACGACCAGCGTAATGAGAGTGGCGACAATCGCCAGGTTCTCGCTAGTGATGTACTGCACCGACAGCAAGAAGGCCAGCACAAGAATGCACAGGTAAAGCGCGCCAAACACAGCGAGGTGCTTGCCAGCTTTTTCCTTTGCAGTCTCTTGTGCCTTGATCGTGTCGATCTCCCCCTTTAGTTCTGCCTTACGCAGCCGGAGGTTACCTTCGATCTCAGCACGCCTAAGCGCAATAGCTTCTCGTGTCGAGCCTAGAAGCTCGGCTTCCTTAGTGGCTCGATCACCGTTGTGCTGTGGAGGGGCGGTTGCCGGAGTTTCTTCCTCCAGCATCTTTACAGCTTCTTTGGGATCGAGTTCTTCCATTACACCTGATCTTCAATGCGCGAAAGTCTCCGGTCGGTGTCTTTGGAATGAGCTTGCATTGCCGCGACGACCTTAGAGATCTTCCACAGTTCTGTGACGGTCCATAAAAGGATGGCCGCCACTACACCCAAAAGGGATTCAGTGAGAGGGATCATTGTCACACTTTTGCTACGAGCTTCAGCAAGCCGTCACGCACCTTAGTGAGCAGCAGCTTGATAAGCCCGAACAGCTTTTTGGCACAGGCATAAGCTTTGCCAGCGATTACAACTAAAGAGGCGAGATACTTTTTCATCTTTAGAAGACAACAATAATTTGAATAATTGCGTCGTTAGAAGCGTGGCCGTTATAGACAGCGAGGCGTTCGGGGACGAGATCCCCTGAAATTACACCCATAACGGTTCCAGTTGGGTTAGTCCCTAGTGCTGAAATGGTGAGCTTTCGGCAAAAGTTGTTGCCAGTAGTAGTGACAAACTCAGATTGAGTAGCGTAACGCTCTTCATCTGTACGCCAAAGCGGGATGTAAAGATCAGTGTCGGAGCGGTTAGTAGAGACAAAGACTGCTTTTGCACCAGAAGTGGTAATGGAATCTGTAAAAGTTCCTGCTGTTACATCTGCGTCGGTGTAAATGCGGACTCGCTCACGAGGAGAATGGACAGTAAAAGCCATGATTAGTAATTGAGGATGTTTTCAATCGTCTCCGTGTCCCGACCCAGGCGACGATTCATTTTGTTTCTTGAGAGAATTCGTTCTGCATCGCGCAAGCTCGGGAACTCACGGAGAACTTGTCGGTAAGCACGCTTTCGGTACTTACTGATGACCGAACGCAACTCAGCAACCTTGGGGTTGTCCTCGTCGCCAAGCGGCTCGATCATACGCTGATACTTGTTACTTTGGATGGTTCTTTGAAGGGCTTCTTCAAGACCACGACCACCAATCTTGACTTCACCGTGAAGCTCAAGCCAGCGATCATAAGCCTCTCGGCCTTCAGAGTTTTTGATCTTCTTTAGATCTAGGACACCACCTCGCGTTGCCCGTGGCGGAGAGAACCCGTGAGCTAGTCGAGCCATCTCTTGACGAACAACATTGTCAGTTTGCTCACTAACCTGGAACGGTGAGATGAACTGGAGTCCTTCAGGCCCGAAGTACCCAGGCTTCTCGATAGCCTTGCCTAAGAAGTCGCGTCGGGCAACCAGACTTTCGGAAACACCAAAGGGAATTCGAGATTTCCACTGGTCAGTGATACTACGAATCTCGCGGAAGTATGGGTCTTGGTTAGCTTGCGAGAACGCAGTCGGAACCAAAGTACCTGCCATCTGCCGAACCCAACCTTCACCGTAGGTGTCTGGGTTGTCGATCACCTTCGCCATGCGAGTGAAGCCTTGGAGGTAAGTCTTCTGACCGATGTTGCGAGAGAAGGACATGATCGTTGCCGTCATAATGTCCTCAGCAAAGCTGGAGTCAGCGTCTGCTGCACCGTTAGCCATACCTTCCATGAGGTCAGCGACCACACCGAAGAACGAAGCAAACGGGTCCATACGGGAGTAGCTCACCCACTTACCGTCTGCTGTCTGGAATGAGTACGGTTGGTTTCCAGCAGCAAGCCAGATTTGACGCTGGTTCTTGTCCTGTGGTCCGCCACCAGTGATTCGACCTTGGATGACATAGTTAGCCACCAGCATGGTCATCGCTGTTCCCGTGGCGATTCGGCCCAAGGCTTCACCGCGAGCTTGCGGACTGCCATAGATCTCTTTACCCATCGCCGCCTTAATCGGGTTAATGATCCCCTCAAAGACTGGCGCAAACTGCCGATCTAAGTAGAAGCTAACAAGGTTTGTCGGCGTGTTAATGAATGGGACAATCAGACGAAGCGGAGGGAAAGCTTTAGCGAGCCTTTGCGCTCCTGCACCCATAGTCTGAACGCCTCGACTCAGCGGGTTAAAAGCATTATCTGGGTTGTTAGTCGAGGTAAAAGTAGCTACACGAGACTCTTCAATTGCGTTACGAGCAATATCTCCGAGCTTGTCATCCCAGTTCTTAGCAATGTACTGGTCGATACCTGCTCGGATTCTGTCCTTAGTAGGCTCGACTCCTTTTTCCTTGAGGGCTTTGATGGTCGCTTCACGGCCACGGGCATGGAGGTTCTTCATAGTGAAGCTCTGCCCTTTATGGGTCATCAGGTCAAAGGTGTTTTCGACCCACTGAGCCTTCTCAAGCTCGCTGGCAAACCCGCGACTTTCAGCCTCCAGTAGAAGCTCAGTCTTTACACGCGAGCGGTAGACAATCTCTTTAACGAAGTTGTCAGTCGCTCCCAGGATTCGGGTAGGCATTGTGATGCGGTGGTACAGGAAGTTCGCCATAGCTCGCGGCGTACCTTCAAGACCTATCTCTCCTCCGACATCAAATTTGCCAACTTTGAATCCGCCACCATCAACAAAGTGCTTACCTGTCGGGTCAAGCTGTCCCATACCTGCGCGGTAAGAGACGGCAAATCCGTTCAGAGACTCTCGTGCTGCAACCGCCGAGTGGAAGATTGGGGCAAGCTCTCGTTTGATTGACGCACCTCTGGTGGCTCCGATCAACTTACCTGTCCCGACACCAACAGCCTTCTCAATAGGAAGGATGAAGGCGTTCATCATGGAAGACAGGAAGTTAACTGCAATCGTGCGTGCGCCTGACAGCAGCGAGTTGTACCAGTATTCGGTTGCGATTCGCTTCAGAGGACTCTCGACAGTACCAGCAGCAACTTTGGCAATCGCCAGTTCGCCAGCTTCAAAGGCAGCAATGCGCTTATCCAGGAAGTCTCGCTTGTCAAAACCACCAGCTTCCATTTCGGACAGCATCTTAGTGGCCTCTTCAGCATCCTTGGGCAAGACACGGAATCGGTCGCCTGTTGGGATACGCTTGAGGTCAAGAAGACCAGAACCCATCTGCCCGTTACCCAAAGTAACCGTCTTAGTTAGAGACCCTAGACGCTCTTCAAGCCAGAACGCCTTAACGACCAAGCTATCAGGGACTTCGCTTCCTGCTTCCTCTAGGTCACGGATACGCTTCAGAGTTTCCGCTTGGTCTGTGACAAAGTCAGCGTGGACACGGCGCAGGGCAAGCACATCGTGCATAGCCTGTGTATGTCGGCGGCTCACCTGATCCATCAACTGATCGAAGTCATCAACATCCAGACCGGGGATTATCTCGGCAAAGTAAGCAACGGAGTCTGCAAGCTCAGCGCGTCGTGCGTGAATGAGATCAGCACGGCCATTCTTTAGCTCCTCCTCCATTTCCTGCTGCCGCTGAACGACAAGGTCACGAGCGTCGTCATCGCTTACAGCATTCTTGGAGTTCAGAACACCGCGTCGAACGCCCCTCTGTCCGCGGATAACACGCCCTCTGCGTCGGCGCGGAGTAGGACGAAGGCGAGTGTCGTGGTTTAGATACTTGGCTGCTGCTTCAGAGTCGTAAGGCACATACTCTGGGTCGTTCTCGATCAGCTTCCGAAGTCGCCGGATTTGAC